CCTCATTGCGACAAAACTTGAGTATCTCTCCCTCATATACCACACCAACTTTTTTTCCGTCAGATGGGATGGCTGCATACCCATCCCTAGTTACGAATCCTCTCTCAGTATTCTTATAGAAATTGTAGAGTGATCTTAGTTCCTTCTTATCCATCATGATCTCACTATTGAAATGGCTGGTTTGCCCTGCTTGAATACAGTATCAACTACTGCTTGAACACTCTTAGAAGTGCTGATGCCTACCTTATCATAGACAGGAACACAAATCAATCCAAATGTCTTTGAAGCATCGCCCTTGCGAATGACACGACCAATAGATTGACTAATACCTATGAAGTCCATCTTTCTCATGAACAATACCGCTTCAAGACCTTTGACATTGATACCCTCTGAAAGTATGCTATGATGTGCAACTACAAATCTACGGTGTGGGTCTTGACCCCAACTGTTGAGAGTATTAAAGAATGTTTCTCTGTCAACTTTCTTGCCATTTATAACACCACCTGTCTTTGCTGTAATAAACATCCATGAGTATCCACGATTCTCAAGTTCTAATATAAAGTTTGACTCTGAGAATAAGCGAACAATTTGTTTTGTTGATCTTGCACAAATCAAACTCTTGTTAATATCATTATCATCAAGTGTTTCAAGTAAATGATCTGAGTCTCTCTCAGCAACTTCTTGCTTGTCCTCAAGGATATTGAACTTTTTGATCTTAACTTTAGGGGGTAAAATATATCCCTGTCTGACTAACTTAGGGGCTCCAACATTACAAATAACACCACCAAATATATCTGTGTCATTCATACCAGTTTTGAAAGGTGTGAAAGAATGTTTTGGTGTTGCTGTAAAGAAATAGTTGCGAACCACATACATTGAATGATGCTCAACTGCTTCAATAAAGTTCTTTTGAACTGCGTTGTGTGCTTCATCAAAATATACAGTATCAGGCAACATTGCAGTTGCACCCTGTATCTTGTGTAAAGAATGATATGTTGTAAATATCAACTGATTTCTTCTGCTTTTCCAATGCCACTCCTCAATCTTCTGACTCTTGGTTGTACTGTCATGATGTGTCTCTCCACTATGAACATGAAGTACATCGACATCATCAATGAACTCAAGGAACTCTTCACATAACTGATTTGCCAATAGGATACGAGGTGCAACTACCACAATAGTTTTAAGTCTATCACTTTTGAACTGTTCGATAGCGTCCTGTATCATACAAATAGTCTTGCCACCACCAGTAGGAACAATTACTTGTCCTTTGTCATGCCTTGACATTGCTTGAATTGCTTTCTCTTGGTGGGGTCTTAGTTGCATCAAATAAATCTTAGATACACCTAGTATAACAAAAAAAGACCCCATGTGGGGTCTTGTGTGACAGTTTGCTAACTGGTTCTTAAATTAACTTATAGTATCTCCGACAACCATACCAAAGGTATGTATATAATTATGAACTTTGAACTGTCTCCCATGCTGAACCTGTCCAGACCTGTAATTTATTTAATGTTGTATTAAATATAAAAGCACCTTTCTCGTCAGCACTTAGGGCATTTCCACCTGTATCTCTCAAAGCATCTCTTTGAGTAGTAGTAACTCTTGGTGGTATCATATATGAAAGTGATGCTCTTGATGTACCACCCTCTACAATGTCAACGAGATTTGAGAAGTCAACCGCACATAATGGGTTTCCACTTCCAACTTTGAGTCCATGATGTGCCTTGATGTCTCCTCGTACATCTAGTTCAAATGCACTTGTAATAGTAGATGTTTTAATACCTACATTACCATTTGAATCAATAAAGAATCTCTTATCTGCTGTGCTACAAACACTAAAGAAATTACCTGAGGCTGTCATACCTATGCCAATACTATTAGAAACTTCTAGGTCTGATAAGGTTGACATACCAACTGTGTTTCTGATATTACCAGTAACATTACCAGTTAAATTACTTATTGTTGCATCATCAACTGTTAGAACTCCATTGATGAACACCGCATTTGTGAAAGTTGCGACACCTGTGACCTTTGATGTTCCATCAACTGATAACCTATGTTGTGGTTGAGTAATTCCAATACCTAAGTTACCAGTGCTAGACAAGGCCATGAGTGGATTTGCATTTCCCTTGTGCCATACAAAACTACTAATTCCACTTATGAAGTAGTTAAAGTTTCCATCGCCATGATTAATAATATCTAGTGCTTCCGAACCACTAAACACCGATGCACCACCACCATAACGGATTTGTAAGTTATTATCTGATACTCCTGAATTTTTACCGATTACAATAGATGAAGCTCCTGTGGCATCATGTATTTGTATATTTGCATTTGCTGTATTAGTTCCAACTCCTAGACTCGCTACTGTTGTTACTCCTAAAGTAGATACACCTGAAATAGAAACATTAGTTCCTAACAATGTTGCGATAGTTGATATACCAGTAGAATTTATATTTCCAGTGACAGGGCCTTCAATATTACCTACAAATCTGGTGGCAGTTACAACTCCTGAGACATTAAGTGCATCAAGTTCTGTATGTCCATCAACATCTACATTTCCATTTATATCAAGAGTAGTAAATGTAGAGACACCTGATGCTGCATTTACATTACCAGTTACATTACCAGTTACATCACCTACAAAACTCGTAGCAGTCATTGTTCCCCTGACTGTTGAGTTATGTTCGGTGTCTAGTACATTCGAGTTAGTCTGAACAGCATTACCCATCTTTGCGTGACTAGAGCATTGATAATGTAAAACTGATGGTGTGGTGTCAGTAACAACTATCTCTGTGTATGCACCTGCTGAACCTTGAGTTCCGTTTACAGTCACACCTGTTGTATATGCAGTTGTTTTATCTACATCATAATAAAATCTTAATGGATGTAGTGCGTTAGTTCCATCTGACTGATCGAAACGATAGGTACGGCCTGGTGTGAGAGTTATAAATGGTGCTTCCACTCCATCAATTTTATATCCATTTGAACTACCTGAACCATTGTATCGGTGTGCTGATGTTTTAGATGCGACAGTTACCACAAATGTTGTTGTGGTTCCATGTATTGATCGGATAGTGCTGTGTCCTTTTAAAGTTGGAACTGTCAAGTCAGTCACACCAAGAGTGCTAATAGTTCCTATACCTGCTGAATTAATATTTCTTACAGTAATATCTGGTGTGCCTGTCAACCCCTGTGCGTTAGTTGCAACTGTCGCTGAGGCTGCTAGAGTTGCATTTGATGCTGTACCCGTCACATCTCCCGTCACATCTCCTACGAGATTACCTGAAAAAGATGTCGCTGTGATTACACCTGATGCAACTACACCACCCTCTGAATTGAAACCTACACCCTGTTGACTTGCATTTGGATTACCACCAATTTGTAAAGAGTTAGCTGGGTCTGTTGTAAATATACCAACATTACCATCAACATAAATTGGGGATGCACCCGCACCAACAATACTGACATTTTGCCATTGTGATGTCGGTAAACCAGTAAGTGTCGAACCATCTCCCTTATAGGATGATGCTGTGATTACACCGCTTGTAGAATCTAGAGATATAGTCGAACCAATACTTACTTGAGTGAATGTAGATACACCACTTATTTCTAAATTATTTGCTGTAATTATTCCTATGACTTTTGCATTACCTCTGACATCAAGGCTTTCGTCTGGGGATGTAGTTCCAACCCCGACCCGATCTCCCTTTACAACGAGAGCTTCATCGTCAACTTGAACTCCATCTCTGAAATTAAAAGTCTTTCTTATATTAGACATTTATCACGATATTTTTAGTTATTTATTCAGTTTGTTTATTACCAAAGAAACTCGTGATGGCATATCTTCCATATCCATCATAGTAATCTGAATCCTTTATACTTACCTTAGTGACACCATGTTCGACCCATGCTGGCATCATGATTAGAGAATTGTTGTCACATTTAAACGAGTAATTATATTTAGGAAAGAATAACTCACCTCCATCAAATCTTTTTGGTTCACGATAGAAGTATGAGAAAGCAAGAAATTGAAAGTAATTATCGGTATGTGGTTCATAAAAATCTCCGTCATGATAATATCGAACCTTTGTATGATCGTAATTACAAGTTAATGATGGTAAACAACTATCATGTAATTTAGAGAATGGTTCTAATACCTGTGGTTCAAATATTTTACGATTAACAGATAATATGTTTGATAACTTTCTATATTTTTTTGGATATACTACATCTAAGTATATAGCTTTCGCATTTGTCTTATCAACTACACCTAGATATTCTCTTACATCTAATAACTTATCAGGTTTGGTATAAAAATCTAGTTCCTCCCATATGAGTTTTAATTCATCATTATTGTAAAAATTATGAAAAATTAAATGTGGGAATGGTGTTTGTATAGCCTCTGCTGATATTTGTTCCATCATTTCCAATCGGGTATATCAGGATGATGTTCCTTGATATAAGCATTAATTCTATCTAAACTATCTTGCATCCAATCCTCCCAAATGATTACTCCATGTGGTGCGTGTTTCATACCTTTATACATTCTTTTCACACACAATGCACCTCTCAAAACTATCAACTCATTACGATTAAGTTTCATACAAGTTTAAATCCGAATTTTTTAGTGAACATACCTAGTAGTCCGTCTTTTAATTCTACTTCATATTTTTTATCAGTCAACTTTGCATAGTCCATTCTCTGCATTTCAACACCGTTCACTACTGGGTTTCCATCAAAACATATTAGGTAACTATCTGAGTCTCCTATGAATGATTCTTCAATTAGTTTTCCATCCCAATCTTGTTCTGGTTTCAAGGGATTGAATCCAAACATAAGTGTGTCAGTATATGCTTCAAATATTCGATCAACACCCAACAAATGTTTCTCATTATAAAAATTATTCGTTTTAGTATCTCCCTCAACATATTCAGAACTAAATGGTGTTCCTAATCTTCCAGAGCCTTTTACGATAATATGGTAGATAGTGTAATTATTTAATGCACCATCTATATCAACATCCCCCGCATCTGCGGTAACTCCACAAAGAGAAAATTCCTCACACTTTTTAAAAAATCTTTTATAACTCATAATTCCACCTTCCTTACTTTTAAGGTAAATCTATCTCTCTGGTGATACTTACCCTCAACAACTTTATCTATCAAGTCTCGTACTTGAAATTTGTCATCTAATTTTTGTGGTACATTATCTGGTAATGTCTCCAGTTTTTTTTCTTGATCTTCCACTCTCTTCAATCCAAATTTTCTAATCAAAGTATCTGAAAAAGTTTCAAGATCAAACATATCAAGTTCATCACAATTTACTGCTATGGGTATATAATCATCAATTGATTTTCTTGATTTTTCATAACAAAATTTAACAGCGATTTGATTTAATTCTGGTATGTGTTCTACTATTTTAAATATTATTTTCACTTTGAATCATCCCCCATGATGTAGCAATATATTTAGTACCACCCAATGGTGGATTACCTCTGTGTGTATGTGTAAATGATGCTGGAAACATGAGTACATCCCCTGCAACTGCTTCCTCTCTTCTCTGTTGATATAAAAATTCCGTTTCACCTCCATCGAAGTCATCATTCAAATAAACTTGAACAACAAATTGTCGTGCTGCAACATCTAATGCACCATTTTCATAGTGCCAAGCATGAAACCCACCGCCAGATGGAATCTCTTTTAATTTTAAATCATGTAGTAAAAATTTTCTCAGTCCTAAAACATTAAATGCCTGTAAGTATTCATCTACGCAAGGTTTTATTTTCGGGAAAATCTCCTCTGCGATTCGACTCGATGCTGAAAAG